GATCGAGAAGAGAAAGGATATACAAGCGCTCGTCTTCCATGCCGTGCTTCACGAAAAAGTTGTGAAGCGCGAATAGATCTGCGACGAGCATCCAGTTGGGCTCCTCCTTCACGGAGATGTAAACTGGACGGATATCAATACCTGAAAAGTAGTCCTTTCCACATGATTCACGGAAAGGTCCAGCGCTGTAGGATTTGCTCCTATTCAGCACGAAGCCGAGAGCAGTCAAAACCTCCGAGAGGAGGGGATACGCTCCGGTGGGGACAATGATATCATCCCCGTAAGCCCGCACTGGGCCATCTTCGTCAGTGATCTCCGCACACGCTTTGGCAAGCGCGTAGAAGATCAAAGTCTCGAGGGGAAAGGTGAACCCGTTTCCCATGCTCGAGAACTTCTGGATGCAGACTTCTCTGCCGGACGGATCGACCAAGGTCGACGTTCGGAAACCCTTTAAAAAGTAGAACCAATCTAAGGGAAGCAGAGTCGCCACCAGCTCGGTGGCGATGGTGTCTGACGCACTACTCAAGTCGACAGTTGCAAGGCTGCCGTAAAGTGAACCTTCCTGGGCAAGACGCTGGTTAGGCTCCTGCTTACGAATGTCCACACCATGCCTGCGAAGACGATTAGCCATATATTCACCGACCCCGAGCTGGGCGAAGGTGTTTAGGGATGGCTCGACGCTAATCGTTCTGTCCGTCTTAGCATTCTTCAGGACGAAAGCCAACTTCCCACGGTGAACACCGACGGGAAGCGTTCCAAAGCTGTCAGTCGAATCAAGTGGGCAATCCCGGGAGGGATAAAGCTCATATGACCCGTTTGACCCGGCAAGTAGGTTCGGGCGGCGCATCGCTGCGTTCGCACACCATGCCGGAGCTTCCGCCAGGAGTCTCCCGACTCCAGGCAACAGGCTCTCGCTACATGCAAAGCCCTCGCCGAGTTTGGCTCGGGCACTTGCTTTAGAGCGGGGGATCTGAGTGGTTGCACCCGGGCCGAAGTGGATCTCCAGGTCCTCTAAGTCAGGGACGTCGCCTAGGATTGCTGCAATTTTCCGTGTGGCCGTGAAGATCACGGACTCAACGCGCGGGAGAAAGGAAAATTCCCCACGAGCAACAGCCTTTAGGATAACGTTTGTCTCGAGACACAGAGCTTCGGCTTCGTCGAACTTCGATTGAGCTACGGCTTTCTTGTCGATGCCGAGATCCAGGGTAGCGTCCTTCGAAAAGTACGCCAGGGCCTGCCGACACCACAACGCTGAATGAGCCGTATGGGTGTCGTAATCGAGTTCATACCCCGAAATCTCCTTCCAATCGCGGCGCTGAATGGCGCCTTCAATCAGAAGAGAGTCCGGGTGAGGCGTGCGATGGCACGCCATCAGTGCAAGTGTGATGGCAACTTCCGAGTGTTGCTCGGGAGTCAGCATCTGGTTCCAACGGTATAACCGCATACAACCTCCTGAGGGAGAGAAAGGAACAGTCCGAGCGAATGCCTTAGGTTGGCATTACCAAGAGCTGATAGAGCTCAGCCACCGGGCCCGTGGTTACGGGCGTGACGGAAGTTGTGACACCCCCGCCGATGTTGAGAGCCAGCTGCTGGAGGAGCTTGCGCCCCACGTTGTCGGCGCGTTCATGAAAGAACGCGATCTTCTGCTCAGTGAGTTCGTACGCCACCTTGGGGGCGGCGGTGTAACCTTGCGAGTTCTGACCGGAGATGGACTCCATCACCGGTACCTCAGCGCGAGCACTGAGTTGGAACACACCCGACGGAAGCTTGCGCTTCGTGAGGGTGAG